AGCGATGACGATCGGATCGTGCTTGAAGCGGAATGCAAGTTTGTTGCCACCCAGATACCGCACTTCGCGCTTGATGTTTGCGCTTTCGACTGGCGGGGTACGATACTTTGGCGATGTGACTGACTGCTTGACGAGATTGGCATCGATCTTGCGAAGTGCAGCAATCTTGCCAATGTGGTTGGCAGCTAACTTCACAACGGTGTTGCCTTGGTTGATGGTCAATGCGCGGCCATGCCTAACATGCATCGCCACGTTACCAATGAAGTTTATGTTCCATTCGCGTTTTTCGACGCCACTGGTAACTAAACTGTAGAGTGAATCAAGTAGATCTTCGACTGTGAGCATGTTTTAGTTCCTAGTACCCGCTCATTGTACAGCAGGTACCGAAGTTGCCAAAACATTTATTGACGTTTACTCGTCGTCATCGTAGTCAGTGTTGCGTTTTGGCTTCTCTTTGAGCACGAGCTTGATGCCATACTTCTGGCAGTATAGCTCAATTGGCTCCATGTCAAAGGTGTAGCGCAAGTTGTCCACAAAGATCTCAGTGATGTACAGGTGAAGGTTGGTGATGTCACCAACCACGAACTCTTCTGCAAAATTATACGCTTCTGAGCTTGAATGTGTGCGATCACGCAAATAGTTGAATCGTGACATATCAACGGTGCCGTCCTTGGACTGGTTACGAGCTCGTGATGAATGGAACACATAGTTCCCATCAGTTGGCATGATTTTGTACTTGGATGCCAGCTTGGCCTGATCGACTGTGATACGCATCTTACAGTGTTCGAGGTTCAGTCTTGAATTGCGGGAAAAGGAGTTACCCTGATACACTTTGCCCTCAACAGGCATGAAGTGATCCCACTTTCCAGGCATAGCGTCATGATCGATAATGAAGTACGCCTTCTCGGTCGTCAGCCAGTGATAAAGTGGCGAGCTTTTGCTTTCGGTAATTTCGGAATATCTCATAGGAGATATTTATGTCACATTCCAAATAGTGAAAGCCATCGCATGGATGGCTTTCTAAGGGGATGGCAGTAAAGGTACTTACCGGGTAAGATGCTGTATCAGGCAGAGCGTCAGAAGCTCGTCTGCTGACTTGGAGTACTCTTTAGCAGTGAGACGTAGAATAACGTGTAACCTACGCGTCATTGTTACTTCATACACACCATAGCCGTCATAGCTATAGCAGCCAACATCAAGTTTGTCCGCAAGCTCTTGCAGAATTTTTGTTGAGCTTTCCTTGAAGAATCTTTCATCAAGGTGCTTCAAGCCTTCGCTTGCTGCTTCTCTCAAGGAAGCGACGGCGGCACCACCGCCCTTGAAGATGACCGTATTCACCAAGCGTACTGGCAAAGCATACGATCTAAGTGTCAAGTCATCTAAAGCCATTACTCAAGCATCCACAAACGGTCATCTGGTCTAACAATGAACTCAAGGACTCGAAGTTCATTAACGTCAAACCATTCTACACCTTCACTGTACTTTATTGCAACTTGATTACCATCTCTAACTAGCACGATACCAGTTGCCGGTCCTTTGTCAGTTTGCAGATCAGACTGAAATTCGACACGGTCGCCTTCAGCCATTTTATCCGCAGAACTGACTAGCTGTGTGGCACGCATGTCAGTTCACCTTTTAGATGCTTGCGTCTTCAATACCAGCAACACGCAGCTTGGTGATGTTACCAAGCTGGAAATGCAGATATTCAAGACCCTTCATAATTGCCAAGAACTTATTACGAGTCAAAGCAACTTGGTTAATGAGCAGTGCCAGATCAAGTACTTCTGGTTCAGCCTCCGCATACTTCTCAGCATCACGGCTGGTAAGCGTGCGATCATACTTTTCCATGTACTTGCGATACGCTGCGCCTTTGGTCTTTCGCAACTGAATGTTGAGATATTCCAAAATGGCTTCCAACTCTTGGAGTTGTGCAAAGCGATAGGCGGACCAGCCTGGGATCAGCTTTGCGATCATTTCAATCTTACCCTTCGTCTTAACTTCTTTCAGCGCTTCTTCGTGCTCAATCTCGTAGTGCGCCAAGCATTCGACGAGGGGCGAAAGATCATCTGGGTTTTCCGTAATACGACCATACCACCCGCTCATTTTACCTAGTTCCTCTTGTTATCAGTTAAAGTCTAATTCGTCGTAATCGTCGTCATCGCCGTCGTCATAGACTTCGTCGATTTCCGCGCCATACAGTTCTTGATAAGCATTGCTCAAGTTGCGATCTTCGTCAACAACATCAACAAGCTCTGCTGGGTCAACCCCAAAGTTTTCAAACTTGCTCAGAAACTCTTCCGCGACCGCATCGCGCTTGCCAGCGGGAATGAAATCCCGCACGGCATTCCAAAGTTCGAGAACCAGTTCGGCTTCGACTTCAAAACTCATTAGACTTCATCCTCAATAACTGGATCTTCCAGGCTCTTCTCGTCAGCAGCCAGCTTGGTGTTCCACTCAAGCATAATCTGCATGAGCAGTTCATCTGTGATTTGCTTACGGAAGTACTTGTGTTCAGTACCATCGTTAGCGATATACTTCAGCTTGTTGCCATCCTTTTGCAGAACGTTCTTGCTTTCGAACAGTTCGATCAGGCCGCTGTATGGGTCCATACCGGTGTCGTATGGAATCTTAACTTCCATCGCTTCGAATGGCTTAGCATAACGTGACTTCATCACCTTAATTGCTGCGCGAATACCCATAACTTCTGAAGTCTTATTGCCATCGGCGTCTTCTTTCAGCTTACGCTTCTGCATTGCAACCACGATTGATGCAGCGTAAACCACACCCTGACCACCAGAGATCTTGTCATCTGGGTCAAACATGTCCTGCGATGCGTATGAGTGGTTGGTGGTAACCAGACCAATGTCATATTCACCGAACATGTTGGTACAGTTAGTAACCAGCGCCTTCAGTGCCTTTGGCTTACGACCCATGTCACCCTTCAGTTCACCAGCTTCGAACTGGTTGACGTCGGTTGGGGTCATCAACATACCCAGTGAGTCGATAACAAACATCACCTTTGGTCGATCTTCTGGCTTGTCAGAACCGTAGTTCGCCTTGAAGTCCTTCATGAAGTCGCTGATGATCTTAGCCACGTCATCGATCATTGCTGCGCTAATACGCATGATCTTTGATTCGTCGGTGTCAACATCAAGTGCCTTCAGCCATGCTTCGTCAAGCGCGTTTTCAGTGTCGATCAGGACCACGAAAATGCCTTGCTTTTGTGCTTCACGCACGATGTTGCCAGACACCAGGAATGACTTACCTGAACCTGACTGACCAGCAAACATCGTTGACTTGCCCAGTGGCACGCCCTTGAAAAAGTCGCTAGAAATCAGATAGTTCAGTGCATAGTTGCCAGTGCTAACCCATGTCTTTGGGTCGTTAAAACCGATACTAATACCGTTGATGGAACTAGTAATCGACTTACGGAATTTGGAGACGTCAATTGCTTTCATTTATTCTTCTTGTTTTTTTGCCATAAACTCTTCCGATCTCGTATGAGAAGAGCTTCACGTCGCACCTGCCATACCATCCCAGTTCTGTGCAACGTGTATCTAAGATATAGCGCTCACGCTATAGTGTCAAAATACCACTTAATTATTTTACCAATCTTTTCTGCTTTCTTCAGTGTGATTAATACCGCACCTTCTGCAGGTTTTCTAATTGGTAAAATGGGATTTTAGAGAAAAGAAAAGGTAACGCGTGGTTACCTTTTCTCTATCGGGTCAACTAACGATTAGTTAGATGTACGGGCCTTGATACGTGCCAGAATGTCTTGTGCATTTGGCTTACCACCTGCTGCGGCAGCTGGTGCTGCTGGAGCGGCTGCTGGTGTGTATGAATCGGCTTCGTCTTCGTCACGTGAAGCTGCTGCAACACGCGCTGGAGCTGCGGTTGCGCCTGCTGTTGCGCCACCCTTGTTGAAGCTACCTGAAGCACGGTATACTGAACCGTAGCTTGCTGTGTCGAATGGACGACCAGCCAGTGAGTCTTCAAACATTGCGCGGATCATTTCGATACCGTCGCGGTCTGGGCGGTTACCCAGGAATTCCTTCAGGTTCCACAGACCGTATTGCTCGATCGCTGCGAGTTCGTCAGCGTTCAGGCCACGGACCTTGAATGACCATTGTGATGTACCGTAGTTTGCGTAATCACCCTTCTTTGTCTTCGTCAACTTGAAGTCACGGCCACCAACGTAGTCGGTTGGCAGATCTTCCATTTCTGGATTCATCAGTGAGTTCTTGATGATTTCATAGATGGATGGGTTGATGATAAAACGACGGATTGGGTTTTCTGGCAGCGTTGGTTCTTCGAACGCGCTGTTAACCACGAAACCTTGGAACAAGTAGCTACGCTTCTTGTAGTACACGCGAGCCAGGTCCTTCTTGCTCTCGTCCTTCCACCATGGGCGGATTGCAGCGGTAATTGGGCACTGGTCACCGAACATGTCGACGCAAGGAACTTGAACTTCGCAAGGATTGTCGTCACGACCAACCACGCCTTGGAAAGGCAGCTTGATGATCTGACGTTCTTGCCAGAAGAAAGTGTTGTCGGCGTCGCCGTCTGGGAGGAATCGGATTACTGAGGATTGACCTTCTGGAGTGTTCCAGAAAGGGAAGCTTGCGTTATCGCCTGTTGAGGCGCCTTGTGGGCGTTCCGCGTTGCCCTTAGCTTGTTCGAGAAGCTTTGCTTGGATTTCTGCCAATGTTGCCATTTTATTTGCCTTTTTTGTTTTTGTTTATTGTTGTTATTTTAGTAGTTGCCTACTTCTTACAGTTTAAGCTTTCTACACCATAACTGCAAAATAAAGTTTTAAAATTTGTTTGCCTTATCTTGCTGCTTTTCTATAAGTGTCTAAAGTTTAACTAGTTTGCCTAGAAGCAGCAAAATGTTTTTCTAACTTTTTGCTACTACATTTTTATTTATCTTCCGGCGTCAAACCGCCTGAAATGATTAATGGCTTATGGTCGTTTTCTAAACCATAAGCCATATTACGTTACAGCCAGATGTACGTCAAAATTAGATTTTGTTCATACCTGCAAGAGTTCGCAGTCGAGAAATATATGCCTGATCTTCAGGCTCACCGTTCTCGTCATCGTGCTTTTCTACTTCATCTGCCAAGCTCTTTGACATGTTGCGTGGGATAATGAAGTCTTCAGCAGTCAGCTCAAGCTCTTCAGCCACAGTTTTGTTATCTGTTGGTTCGTTCATTTTACCATCCATAAAAGATGGTGATGCATAGCATCACCATCTATATCATCGCTTATTAGCGAATTGACTTCAAGTACTTCTGCATGTCAAACACGCCGCTTTCGTTGAGTGCTGGGTTCTTTTTCTCAGCACCTTCGATCACGTCTGATGAATCGCCACCGAAGCCACCGTCACCTGACACATAGCTCTCATCTGTCTCTTCCTCATCGCCTTCGTGATGTGGAATAAGATGATCAAGAGAAACGTACCAACCACGGTTGTCTTCATCGCCAACCCAGCAACGGTTAGCATTGACATTCAACTGGCTTGGAGTCCAAACACCAGGACGCTCGTAACCGGTGCCTGCCTTGAAGCGCACTGGATTACCGTAGTCGACCCAGTTATGGAACTCGTCTGCTGGCATACCGCCGTACAGAGCATCATCACCAACGCTTTCGTCAACTTCGTCATCTTGCATACGTGACAGGCGATCCTTCAGCTTGTCATGACGTGCCTTTGTGGCAATGTATTCCTTGTCGAATGGATTCATCTTACCGAGCTTCTGCTTGACGTGTGGCAGCTCTGCCTTTGCGTCGTTGAAGCTAATGTCTGATGCTTCGTCCAGATCGTCTTGGTCAGCACGCTTGAGGCGGTCTTCCAACTTACCCAGATGTGCCTTTGTTGACACATAGTTCTTGTCGAATGGACTCATCTTTGACAACTGTTGCTTTACAGTCTTGTATTGCTGCTTGGCATCATCGAATGACAGATCGCTTGCTTCGTCAGTACGTTGAACTGATTCAAGCATCTTACCTTGCTTGATCATGCCATCCCACATACCTACAGTCTTAATGCCATTGATCAGATACTGGAAAGTATTAGATGGCATTTTATGCGCTGACAGTTGATCACCATACTTTGCTTTCAATGCGGCAACCATTTGACGCTTGTCTGAGTAATGTACCCAACCTTCGTCAGTACGCTTCTTGTTGTCGCGTTCTTCACGGCGCTGCTTATCCTGCTTCTTCTTGTCGTCAGCGGATTCTTCGTCATCATCGTTACGCTTGAATGACTTGCCTTCTTCTACTGGCTGCTCATCCTTCTTGTCGTCACGACGCTTCTTGTCTTCCTTGCGCTTTTGCTTAACGTCGTCACCATCTTCGTCGTCGTTACGCTTGAAGCTTTTGCCTTCTTCTACTGGCTTCTTCTTGTCTTCGCGTGCTTGGCGGCGCTCGTCGTCCTTTTCCTTCTTGGACTTCGCATCGTCGTCATCATTACGCTTGTATGACTTACCTTCTGCCATTGGGTCAGCAAAACCGTGAACAACCACGCCTTCGTTAACTGACAGCCATGTATCACGGTCTTCTGCTGTTACGAATGAACGGCTGAAACGGCGACCATTTTCTGACAGCAAACCAAATACGGCGAACTTCTCGTTGTGTGACTCAACAACTGGTGTCTTCTTGTTCTTGGATGAATCGCGACGATCTTTGTCTTGCTTCTTCTTGTCGTCAGCATCTTCATCTTTGTTGCGCTTGAATGATTTGCCTTCTTCTACTGGCTCTTGCTTCTTGTTGTCGCGACGTTGCTTATCTTGCTTCTTCTTGTCGTCGGCGTCTTCATCCTTGTTGCGCTTGAATGATTTGCCTTCTTCCAGAGACTCACTGATACCCATTGCTTGGACTGTTGGATCTTCCAGATCAACTACATCCATTGGCGAGAAGCCGGCCAGATCCAATGCACGAATACCCTTCTGAACCTTGTATGCCAATTGCTTGAACATAGCTGGGTTTTCACGGGCCATTGAGATGCAAGCATGAACGTCAGAAATGATTTCGTCTTCGTTGTCGTAAACCCAATCTGGATCTGGTTCGAAGTCGTCATCGATCATGTCGATAATGCTTTCTGCAATTACGCTTTCGTCGGTGCGCTTCTTGTTGTCACGCTCTTCACGACGTTGCTTGTCTTGTTTCTTCTTTTCTTCAGCCGAATCTTCGTCGTCATCGTTGCGCTTGTATGACTTACCTTCTGAGAAGAAAAAGTCAGGATCGAAATCTTCCATCCAAGCGTCAAATGCGCGAACTGCGGCTGTTTCTG